ACATTGAGTAAGTTTGCATCTATACGTTCTGCAATTTTCTCCTCAGCCATTTCCATAGTGATGTAAAGTACATTTTTACCTTGTGACATAACACCAGCGGCAACATGACACATAAAAAGAGACTTACCGACACCAGTACCAGCCAAGGCAATATTAAGGGTTTTCTTAGGTAGACCACCCTTGGTGATTTTATTGAAGTATTCGAGGTCGAATGGAATACGTTCTTCTTTTCGATGGTAGAATTCAAATCGTCCATCAGAGTCCTCTAGATAATCGTGACCAACGGAATTGTCAAAACTAATTGCCAATGCATCCGATAGAATCTTGGGAATTGCACCTTTATCATTAGCTTTGTCTTTTCCGTCAAGGATTGAAATTGAATTTAAGACTGCATTATAAATGGCTTTTTCCTGGCAGAACTTTTCAGTTTTGTCAATGAGCCAATTGTTATCAGTTTTTTGTTCTTCTTTTGAAGTGCGTTCAATTTCCTGTAAATAAGATTCGCACTTTTCCACTTCCTCATTTGAAAGATTACGCCTTTCTTTGATGGCCAATGTAATCGCTTCAACTGATGGTGTACTATTATAAGCATTTGTAAACGATAGGATTTCATCGTAAATTACCTTTTCACTTCTATCTGAAAAATACTCATCTTTGAGGAAGGGTAAAACCTTCCTCATGTAGTCATCATTCTGTATCAGATTCCTCAGAATAGTCTGTTCCAACTTCATCAATAATTCCCTTGTCAATGTTTTGTGACATTATACTAACCAAAATATCACCAATATGGTTTTTAAACTCCGAACTCTTTTCTAGTTCTTCTTTATCTAAAGGAGTTTCCATCACATTATATACGAATCTAAGATAGATGGCACCATCTTTTTCTTCTTCAATCTTCACTTTACCATATTGATATACGGTATCGGAGTATTGACCTGTTAGTAATTTAATACCAACAGTTGTTTCTTCAGATTCTGGAATAATATAGATAAAGTCTTTACCTTCTTTAAACTGTTCCATCATCAACCTCGACTTCCTCTTGCATGATATTACCGGTTGCAATCTGATATTTGTCTTGAATGTAGTCTTGGAAAGATTTCTCTTTTAGGATTGGAATCCAAAAATCTTTAGTATCGGTATCTTTGATACGATATTTCTTCTCATCAACTTCACCGGTAGTTTTGTCTACCTTCGAATACCAACCATTGCTAGGTTTGATAACATGTCCGGATTCAAGTGCAATATCAAGTAAGCCAGACCACTTGCTAATGCCCCCATCGAAAGATACAGACACAGGAATTTTAGATTTTTCTTTGACATAACGTGATTTTTCTACATTGATAATAAAAACCTGTACCACCACCAACAATATCTTTTGGATACAAACCAATTTCTTTGTATGTGTGATTCACAACAATCATTGGAATATCTTTGAGTGATAGGTGTGGAGTTACCATACGGAACAAAGACTTCACTTGTTTTGCACGGCTCATATCTGCAACAGATTTACCTTCAAGTGCATCATCAACTTCTTTCTTCGATGCAAGATTACCAATCGAATCAATAACAATAATCAGCCTATCACCTCGGTCAAGATTGGACAGTTGTTGCATAATATCAAACTTCAGTTGTTCGATATCAGTAAGAGGTGTGTGAAGAACACGATTGGTATCAATACCGAACGAATCGAAATAAGATTGAGGAGTTCCAAACTCAGAATCGTAAAACAGCAAAGCGGCATCTTCGTATTTGTCGAGATAAGATTTTGCCATCAAAAGTGAGAATGCTGTCTTAAAGTGTTTAGATGGACCTGCCCACATTGTAAGACCTGGTGTTAAGCCACCGTCCAGTTTACCTGAAAGTGCAACGTTAATAATTGGAATGGATGTGGGAATCATATCCTTATCCAAAAAGAATTTTGATTTTGCTAGAATAGCCGACTCTTTAATGGAACTGTTCTTTTTAATTTTGTCCAAAATGCTCATAATTTTCCTTTAATCGAATAGTGAGTTTGTGCGTTCTGTTGTCCAGTCCATACAATCGAGAATAACTTTAATTGGTTCCAAAAATGTTTTGTCAAATTGTAAATTGTAATCGATACAGTCTTGTAAACCAAATTCCACAGGCAATCTTCCTGGGAAAGACACCACGTTTTCTTTGAATATGTTTGGTGTTTTGAGATAGGTGAATTTAATCTTTTCACCTTCTTGGATCAACGGATACTTCTTAGAGAGACCTTTTTCTTCAAGGTACTTATTATATAGCAATGCACCTCTCACATGGATTGGTGTACCTTTTGAATAAATGGTAGTCTTGTTAGAATATTCTTTGAGACCATTGATGCCACGGGGAAACGAGATATCTTCAACATTCAACTTCTTAAATTCAGTTCGGAAAGTATCAATGAATGTGTGCATGTCAGATTCGGAACCTTTCATCATAATCTGAAGTGCTTGTTTCATCTTCTCACGCACAGGCGCAGGAGTGGAAGATTTAATCATTTCAAGACCCATGACTTTCATATCAGGTTCGGTATACTGAACACCTTCATTGTTGTACACGTGCATGATGTATCGTTTCTTTGCAGTCCAGATACCTTTGTCAGCAAGTGCTTCACGTTTCATTTGCATCTTCTGGTCATAAGCATGAACATAGTCTGCCAATTCCTGATAAGACTTGTCGATGAAAGGTTGAATCTTTTCTTCACAGATTTTATCCATAACCGAAATGACTTTGTTTTTATCAGAAGTGTCTTTGATAAACTTGTCAACCAATTCAGACATACGTAGATAAATCGAATCTGTATCAGAAGCAATTACATAATCTCTATTTGTTTTCAACAGAGAATTCATGTAACCGTTAATTTTAGATTCTATCCAACGAATACTGAATTGACCAGCAGTGGTGACACCCAAGGCCATACGTAGATCATAAAACCGAAAATATTGGGAACCCAAAGCGCCATAAGCACTATTAAGTGATACTTTTTTTGCCAACTGTAGGTTATTGTATCTGGCGATACGTTTCTCAATGTCATATTTCTTAGTATCATCTTTTTCAACCTCATAGTCTTTCTTAGCCTGAATCATCATCTTCTTGAACTTCTTCCGATCTTCGTACATTTCTTCCATCATCTTTGGCAAGAAACCTTGAATGTCGGTACGGAAGAATTGACCGTTAGGAGTAATTGTTACATTCTCCAGAGCAGACAAATCAACTTGCTTTTTCAGAAGTTTTTCAACCGAAACACCTTGTGAAAGAACTTCCCGCATTTCTGCTGTGTAATTTTCTGGTTCAATCAGAGTCTCTGGTGAAATATTGTACTGCATCATCAAGTGAGGATACAAAGAGTTCAAGTCAAAAGAAGCAACCCAATTATGAAGACCAACTTGTGGATCTTTCACATATGCACCTTCGAACGCTTCACTCTTTTCTTTGACAATACGTGGAGGAACCACAATGTTCTGGTTCATCAAGTGATTATAAGTGAGAGCATCCCACATACGAGTCTGTGCAAACACATCATCATAGTTAGTTTTGGTATCGTAAGCCAGAGTAAGTGCAAGTTCAATCAACTTCAACTTATCTTCTAGTTTGAGAATCAAGTCAACGTCTTTGATGTTGTATTCAATAAACAGTTGGTAATTCAAACGATACAACTGGTGCAAGTTATCATATTCTTCATATGAGATTTTCCCTTCACCGAGTTCAAACTGTGCAATGGCATCCAGACGATAGGATTCTTG